TTTGAACCCACGTTGCGCACGATGATGGCTTGGCCGGTCGACACCTGAGTGGCCGGGGGCAACTCCAAGAGCAAAGCATTAGCGGTGATTGTCTCAGCCGTGCCGATAGTTTGCGAGATGCTGATGGTGTATGTGCCTGTGCCGCCAGAACCGCTACCAAGGGCTGTAATGGTCGTTCCTGAAGCGATATTCGTTCCGGTTATCACTTGACCCACGGCAATCGTTCCAGAGGTCACAGAGGTCACAGTCAAGGTCACGCCTGAGATTGTTCCGCGGAAAACCGCACCGCCGATGGTGGCAGTCACGTCAATGATGTTGGCCGAAACAACCGTGTTGTTGCCGTTGATGGGCCACGACAAGGGCGTGTTAGCGCTGATCGTCAGCGACTCGTAAGAGACTTGGCTCGGTGAAATCGTCTGGCCAGTAAATGGCGATGTATATGTGGTCATGGTTTGCCTTAACTGTCAACAGCCACCGCAGAACGGTCGCCAACGCGGGATACGTCTTCGGTCTTGAGGGCGTTCAATGCTTCGGTAAACATCTGACTCCAAAGAGCCAGTCGAGCATCGTTCTTCAAGAATGGGGCTGTTTGTTTCAATGTGCCAAACAGCATGGCATTGGGTGCGTTTTGGGTCAGCCAGTTGGTCTGGTTGTTTGAATCCAGCGGCTGGAGTCGGGTGTAGCACAAAGCCTCAAAGCTGTATGCCGCATCAGGTGTAGGCGCCACAAACCAATGATCGTAGTCATAGTCGGCGTAATACAGCGGCTGTGCGGTTGCGCTCACCACGGGCCAGTAGTTGTTTAGGTATTCCAGTTTGCGCAGCAGCAAGGGCTGTTTGTTGCCAGAACCGTCCACCAGTGTCATGGACACAGTCTTGCGCCAACGTGCGGGCTTTTGGATAACTGCGCTACCAGCTTGGAGGGTTGAATCAACAACTTCCAGTTGGCCCAATGTTTTGATTTCTTGGGCGATCTCAAACTCAGCCAAAGAAATGGCTGTGGGGATGAAGTTAACGACCGCTTGGTCTTTCCGCTCCAAGTACTGAAGGACGGTACTCGTCAAGGAATCGTAGGTGAGGACAAAGCTTGGTGTGGTCATACCTTATTTTCCCATTAGGAGGTGAGAACAGCAAGCGCATGTTCTGCGTGTTTACGGCGTTCTTCAAGGCCAATTGTGCCACCGTTAATAATTTTTGTGCATTTGATGAAGTCCCAAGCCTCGGCCGGGGCGTTCAACTTGTGCGTGTCCCAAAACCATCCAGCGGTTAGGGCTGCGTATTCTGGGGTGGCGATGAGTTCGGGGTGCATGACGAAGTCGAACCCGAGCGCTTGTCCCGCGTGATAATAATTTGCGTGGCCGGTAAGCTGAACGCATCCCCGCCCTCGAAAACGAAACCCGTCGCCAGAAGCTTCGTCACGGTTGCCCATTCGGTTTGCGTAAACCATGTTGGCAATTTTCTTTGGGTTTCCTGCATATTGATTGGCAATCTCTTGTGTGGGGAAGCGTTTATCCCAAAGCCGCATCAGCGTGGCCGCCTTGTAGTTGAGATTCTCTTCCAGCGTTTTGAAGTTACCGCACTCATGCCCACATTGCCCAATGAACATGGCTTGTTGCTTGGGCGTGGCGATGTGGAACCGCTCAAAGGTCTTGTTCAAGCCATCAACCCACGCGGGGCTGATACCCAGCTTTTGAAGTTGATCACTGTTTAACATTGACCTTTTCCTTTACTGCTTGGTACTGGTCGATACAGGCGTTAAGGCGGGTGATGGCGAGGTCACCGTCTGCGGCAATGGCTGCAATATCTTTAAGAGCCTGTCGCTCAGATTCGGCTCCATCTTTTGTATCTCCTCCGGCAGTTCCGGCATCTGAACTGGCTTGAACACTACAGGAGGAGGGGAAGCGCAACTCGCCAGAGTCAATGCGCTTAAAAGTATCAGTCTTTTTGGCTTGAATAGCATTGCTTGCCTTTCGAAGTGCTGCGGTCTTATCTTTAAGGGTTTGGGCCAGTTCGGCTTCTTTTTGTCGAGCCTCGGCGTTCAATCGTTCAATTTCTGCTTTGTCTTCAGCCACACGGCGCTCATAGCCCTTGTGATCTGCGACGTAATAACCGCCACCCAGAGCCATTACCACGCCACCGATTTGCATCAGCAGGGCATAGGTGGCGATCACCGGCAGCAGTTTGGCGAAGTAACTGACCCCATACAAGGCCACGCCAGCGATCATGGCTGCGCAGGCGATGACGTAGAACAGATCACTGAAGAAAGTGAGGAACCAAGTCATTCTGCCTCCTTTGCGGCGGCGCGTTCGGCGGCGATTTCTTCCCGCTCTGGGTGTAAGTGATCCGGCGCTGTCGTGGGCGGTGGTGGGGGACGCCAGTCTTCGTCGAACGTAGGGTTCACAAACGTGGGCATAGCGCCGAAAGCTTGGCTTTGCTGTGGCACACCCATAGGCATCATGGGCTGGCCCATTTGCTGGCCATAGCATGGTTGCATTGTTGGCGTATTGGTGGCCGCTTTAACCCCCGCCAACGTGCCTGCAACGCCGCCAGCGACCCGTTTGCCGACGATACCACCTATACCCCCAACCAACAGTAAAACGATGTCGTTGAGCATCTTGGTGTAGGCTTGGTCGATGGGCGCCATGGCCTTGATCGGCTGCACAACAAAGGTGACCGAATACAAAAGGCAGATAACGATGAAGAACAGAATACCCGTGATGGCAAGCACCACTATCGCCCAGATACGAACTTCAATTTCTTCAGCGGTTAGTTTGTGTTCTGGGTTGTTGCTGAGTAGATTCAACTTGTTTCTCCAAAACAGGGGCGACTAAATAGTCAGGGCAGGTCTGTGTGAACAAGCACCTTGGGCGCTGACATTCAGGGTCTTGAAAGTGGTCAAAATTTTGGCAGGTATATCGATACCTATCAGAGCAACCACTAAGAACGATGATGCACAGAATGGCTATTTTTTTTAGCATAATCAACAGATTCTTGAACAAACAGATAGCCAACGTAGCCAAGAACAACCACTAAGACCGCAATCAAAGCAATAACAAAAAACTCTTCTTGCTCTTTTTTCTTAGCCTTGGCACGGTCTTCTGCGGCTTTGGCAGCAAATTTATCGGCTGCATCCATCTTTCCAGCACGTTCGATAATCTTGTTCCAGACATCGACTTTGCCGACTTTCATGAACTCAAGCTGGTAGTGCGCTTTGATTTCCCGAACCTTATCCAGCTCCAGCTCAATCTGCATGGCAATCTGCATATTGGATGCGTTGCCAGACGATTTGGCTTCAGCAACCGCTTTTTCCGCATTGTTTGCCGACGAAAAAAGACTGCCTAATGCTGGCCCTAAAGACTGAACGTCTTGAGCCGTTTTTGCCGCTTGCTTAACCAGCGATACTGCTTTTTGAATTCCCGTTAGGGCTAGGCCAATGCTTACTGGATCAATCATGTCACACTCCTATAAGGTGCTTCAGCAATTGTTCCATGTATTTGGGGCCAAATAATGACACTGCGATTGAGCAATACAAGATGTACTCAATGCGCTGCATGCGTTTTGATCCATCGTCAAAACGCTTTTGAATGTTGGCATAGCGCTCCGCACAAACAGCCTCATGAACACTGAGTTGTTTGTCCGTCTTTGTGGCGAGTTCGTGCGTAGCTTCCATTACCCAAACCCCAGTTAAACTGGATCGGTCACCACCGCTGGTTCATCAGACACAGCAGGGGCGTTATCAGAAAGAACCGCCACAGCGGGTGCTTCACCAGAATCATCACCACCAGCATCAGCAGGAACGGCAGAATCATCGGCAGCGCTTGCCTCAACAACTGGAGCATCAGGAACGGCGGCGGCAACTGGTTCAGCAGCCACAGAATCTGATCCAGTTCCGCTTGCATCTACAGGAGCCACCACAGCATCTTTTGGCTGCATGTCTTCGTACTTGGCTTTGACGAAGTCAAGGAAACGATGAACTTCATCATTTGCTTGGCTTCCGAATTCAGCAACATATTGGCGAATGTCATTTAGAAATTGCATGGGTGGCTCCTAAAGGTTATGCCTCAGCGGGCTTGGGTGTAACATCAGTTACTGGAGCAGCAGCGGCTGTTTCGGCCAACGATTGCTTCAGCATGTTCAAAAACGAGTCACGACCAACCGAAAGTTGATCTAAGTTAAATTTGGCAGAGTTGACCTTGCGCTCCAGATCAGCAACGTGTTCAGTCATCACTTTTTGCTGGTCGGTGAAGGTGTCGTAATCATACTCAACGCCGTCGATAACGATTTGGGGTTTTGTGTTGTTGGTTCCCATTTCAGTTTTCCTTTTAAAGTGCCACCAAGATCGGGTGGTGGCTTCCCGTTAAATTAAGCAGCCCACGGAAGCGGATTCGTGACCGGCGACACAGGGGGGTTAGCCAAGCTGTTCAATTGGCCTTGCACGTTCGCCTCAAAGTTGGCGATACCTTGTTCGCCCAAAGATGTTTGCACCCAGCCAATGACTTGGGCTTGGGTCAGGCTTGCATAGGGTTCAAAGCCAGCTTGTGCGTCAGTAACGGGATACTGGGTGTTGCCACCGATGTCAGCAGTGTGAGTGCCATC